TTCTTTGTTAGTTATTGACAATTTAAACTATTAAATAATATCTGTCAATAGGTATTTATAAAAATAATAAATAAAAAAAAGAGCCTATTAAATTAATAACAGGCTCTAATTTAGGTTAAAATATTATTATATATATTTTCTGTTGATATTTTCTTTCTCTAATAAATTGATGAAATCTTTATATCTCATCCTATAATCTCTATTGCTACCAGTTAATTCTTCTATTCTGTTTAAGTGTTTAGCTGTAGTAACTGACCAAACATTTTCACAAACATAAGTGTCAACTGGTGTTTTAATTGCTACAGTTGTATTGTAACTATAAAAGACTTCATTATTTCCAATGCTCTCTCTGTAGAGGCTCTTTTGATCTATTTGGTGTCTCATTTTTTAACCTTTCTTTTTATTGTTTTATTATGTATAACTAAATACATATTGACCTTATATATATTGTCAATAGCTTTGTCAATAGCATAAACAAAAATAATTAAAATAGAACAAACAATGAACACAATAAAATTTGATAAAAAGACGCTTGAAGATATATTTAAAAAGATAGCGTTAGGAAATTCTATTAAATCAGTTTTAGATGAAATGAATTTATCTTATGAAGGTTTTAGAAAGACAATAAGAAAAAGTGATAAACTAAAAAAACTCTATGATGACGCTAAAGAAGATGGCGTTGAATTACTTTTATCTGAAAGTAATAAAAAACTTGAAGAAGCAATAAATGAATTTAAAGCAAATGGAAAAGGTGATCTAGCTACTAGTCATTTAATAAAAGAATTTGTCCAATTAAATAAATGGAAAGCTAGTAAATTATTAGGTAAATATAACGATAATGCTCAAAAATTACAGCTTTCTAACGCTGATAATAAGCCATTGATTGTTAAATGGGATAAGTCTTAAATTAAAATAATTCAATAAAATCAATAGAAATACTTTTATTGTTTGTGAGTTGTTGCAAACTTTAAGCGTAAAGTTGTGTTAAGTACATATAACAAGGCGAAATTGTGTTATGTTTGGTTATAGTTTGTTAAAAAGTTATAAATACAAGCTGTAATTTGTTCTGATAAGTTATGAGTTACAAGTACCAACCAAAACTTGAAACAAAAAAGGGTGGGTTTTGTTGCTTGATAGCCCTGATTTTTATTTTTACGATTTATTTTTATTATTAGGAGGTATATATACATAGATTACAGGAGCATCTTATGTTTGAAAAAGTTAAATCAAGAATTAAAGCGTTAGTTGTTGTATCAGAATACAACAATTCGGTGATAGTTCACTTTGATGGCTTTGAAGACTATGATGATGCTAAAGATTTTTCGCAATATATGACTGAACAGTTAGGAATAGACTTCTTAAATGTACCACCTAATGAAACTATTCATTAAGGGGGGTTTTATTTTTTAAAAATGCAAATTACGATTCCTTATTCACCTAGAAAACTACAAAAATTTTTGCACAACCAAATCCTTAAGCACCGATTTAACGTAATTGTTGCACATAGAAGGTCTGGCAAGACTGTAATGTGTATCAATCACATGATTAGAGATGCTTTGACAAACGAAAAACCTAATCCAAGATACGCATTTATAAGTCCAACCTTCAAACAAGGTAAATCTACTGCTTGGGATTACATAAAAAACTTTGCAAAGAACATTCCTTTTGTAAAATTCAATGAATCAGAGTTAAGATGCGATTTTCCTAATGGTGCAAGAATAACAATCTTGGGTGCAGAGAACGATCAAGCACTCAGAGGGATATTTTTAGATGGATGTGTTATGGATGAAACACAAAGTATATCTCCAACGATATTTCCTGAGATCATCAGACCTGCTTTGGCTGACCGAAAAGGATGGTGTATCTTCATTGGCACACCCAAAGGACAAAATTATTTTTACAAACTCCATAAAGAAGCTCAAGAACAGAAGGATTGGTGGACTGGGGTTTTTAAAGCTAGTGAAACAAATATATTGGACAAGGAAGAATTAATATCGGCACAAGAAATGATGTCTGAAGATTTGTATGACCAGGAGTTTGAGTGTTCTTTTCAAGCTGCAATTACTGGATCGTACTATGGTGCTTTGATTGAAGACCTACAAAAGAATAATCGAATAACATCTGTGCCTTATGATGAAAATTTAAATACAGAAACATGGTGGGATTTGGGTCTAAAAGATTCTACAGCGATTTGGTTTGTTCAAAAATACAGAGATGAATTTAGAATAATTGATTATGAAGAAAACTCAGGTGAGGGGTTGGATTTTTATGCTGACCTGATAGATTCAAAACCTTACAAATATGATAGACATATTGCTCCACATGATATAAAAGTTAGGGAATTAGGAGCTTTCGGAAAATCAAGGTTGGAATCTGCTCTGGAATTGGGTATATCTTTTGATATAGCTCCTAAACTTTCTATTGAAGATGGAATAGAAGCAGTAAGAAAAACTTTGCCAAAATGTTATTTTGATAAAGAAAAAACATATCAAGGAGTAGAGGCGTTGAAGGCTTACCAAAAAAAATGGGATGATAAAAACCAATGTTTTAAAAATCGACCCATTCACAATTTTGCAAGTCATCCAGCAGATGCCTTTAGGTATGGTTGTACTTTTATCGGTGGTAAAATGACAGACTGGAAAAAAGAAGTTTATGTGAATACAAACTATATAGTTTAATATGGCAAAAAAAATAATCGAAATATCTGATCCAAAATTAAGAAGTCTCTTATCAAATCAAATTGAAAATGCTTTAGGTTACTTAGGTGGTAATCTTTCACAAGCCAGAAAAAAATCTTTAGAATATTATTTAGGTGATAAACTTGGAACTGAAATAGATGGTCGTTCACAAGTCGTATCAACTGATGTCTCTGATACAATTGAAAGTATCTTACCAAATTTATTAAGAGTATTCACAGCTAGTGATAAGGTTGTTAGATGTGAACCTGTAACTGCTGAAGATGTACCTCTTGCTGAACAAGCAACTGCATATTTAAATCATGTGTTTTACAAAGACAATAATGGTTTTGAATTACTATATAATTTTTTTAAAGACGCATTGATTGAAAAAAATGGTTTCTTAAAAGTTTACTATGATGAATCAGAAACTGTAGAATTTGAAACTTATAAAAATTTATCTAAAGCAGATAAAGATGCTTTGGAAGACACACAAGATGAAATCGAAGTAATTGACGAAGAAGAATTTGAAGACGAAAAAGCTAAAGAAGAATTTGAAAAACTATTAGAACAATATGAAGCTCAAGGAGTTGAAATACCTGAAACAACTGAACCTGATTTCATGTTGTATAATTGCAAAATTAAACGAACTAAAAAACATGGTAAGATAAAAATTGAATCTGTACCCCCTGAAGAATTTTTAATTGATAGAAACGCAAAGTCGATTGAAGATGCTACATTCGTTGCACACAAAGTTTTAATGACCAGATCAGACTTAGTGGCTATGGGTTATGATGAAGAAGAAGTAAAAAATCTTCCAACATCTGAAGAAGACATTTACAATACTGAAGACATTGTTAGACAAAGAAATGTAGATGAATACCCAGTCGATTACTCAACTGATACTGCTACACAAAAAGTTTTAATTTATGAATCGTATGTCAAATATGATTATGATGAAGATGGTATTGCAGAACTAAGAAGAATTGTTTCAGCAGGAGATGATGGTTCTATGGTGTTAGAAAATATGCCATGTGATAATGTTCCATTTGTAACTGTAACACCAATTCCAATGCCACACAGATTTTATGGAAGAAGTTTATCGGAGTTAGTTGAGGATATTCAATTGATGAAGTCAACTGTGATGAGACAGTTATTAGACAATATGTATTTAACTAATAACAACAGAGTTGCAGTAATGGATGGTATGGTGAACATGGATGACCTACTAACTTCAAGACCTGGTGGTGTTGTTAGAACTAAGCAACCACCGAACCAAGTGATGCAGCCATTACAAGCTCAACCAATTTCACAACAAGCGTTTCCATTATTATCTTACTTAGATACTGTAAGAGAAGCTAGAACAGGTATTACAAAATCAGCACAAGGTTTAGACGCTGATACTTTAAATTCTAAAACTGCAACTGGTGTAAATACTTTGATGACGCAAACACAAATGCGTTCTGAATTAATTGCTAGAATTTTTGCAGAGACTGGCGTTAAAGATTTGTTTAGAAAAATATTTGAATTGATGGTTAAGTATCAAGACAAAGAAAGAATTGTAATGATGAACAATCAGTATGTGCCAGTTAAACCTACTGAGTGGAAAGATAAATTTAATATTTCAATTGTTGTTGGACTAGGAACAGGATCAAAAGAACAACAGATTATGTTATTGAACAACATCCTTGAAAGACAACTACAAGCATTTAATTTACAAGGTGGTAAAGAGATGCCAATGGTTACATTGAAAAATATGTACAATACATTGTCTAAAATTATTGAGAACGCAGGTCTTAAAAATGTGGAAAGTTATTTTGTTGATCCAGAACTAGGAAAACAAATGATGCCTCCAGCTCAACCTCCACCATTAACACCAATTGAAAAAATTGAATTTACTAGAATTGATGCTGAGAACAAAAGAAAAATTGCTGATCTGGAGTTACAAGCTCAAGAACTACAACAAAAAACTCAACAGATGCAATTAGACTTTGAAGCTAAAATTA